ACCTGCCAGAGCAGGAGCCGGATGCGATAGTAGCGGTCTGTGACACCAAGGACAGAGGTGCTGACTACTGTGTTCTGCCTATAGCCTACCAATATGGTACTGATTTCTACATTGAGAGCTTCATTTGCGATAATGGTAAGCCTGAGATCATAGAGGAAAGGCTGGTGCAGGCTCTGCTGAAGCACAAAGTCAAATTGTGTAGATTTGAAAGTAACAGTGCTGGTGGTAAGGTGGCAGAAAAAGTGAGAGATGAGCTGAAGGAAAAGGGTGGTATTACTTCGATTAGTACAAAATTCACCACTGCAAATAAGGAAACCAAAATTGTGGTAAATAGTCCGTATGTAAAAGAGCATTTCCTGTTTAAGGATGATTCAGTAGCAGACAAGGAATACAAGCTGGCTATGAACATGTTGTGCAGCTATACAATGGCTGGAAAGAACAAGCACGATGATGTTCCTGATGCCCTCAGTATGTTAGTGGAATTTACACAGAGTTTTGGCCTAAATAAGGTAGAAATTGTTAAAAGAATGTTCTAAATTACTTTTATTTTCATCACAAATAGTGTATTATTAAGGTGGTTAGAGTTACTCTAAGCCTACTTTCCCGTTATTATTTCATAGAAACAATCTTCAAGAGGTACCCTTTGGTAAAAGTTAGTTTTTACTGAAGGGTATTTCTTTATAAAGGAGCTGATAAGATGAGCGAGATTACCGATACCAAGGAAAAGATCATAGCCCCACCTCTGTTAGGCAGGCTGAACATATATTCAAACACTCCGCTGAATGAGGAGAACATTGTCGCTGAGCTGAGCAAGGTGATGGCATCTCATCTTAACAACGTTGTAGCCATTGAGTACCTCTATTGGTACAGAAGGGGCTTGCAGCCGATTCTGGGGAAAGTGAAAGATGTCCGGCCTGAAATTAATCACATCGTTGTAGAAAACCATGCTGATGAGATCGTAGGGTTCAAGAATGGCTATTTCTTAACTCAGCCAGCGTTCTACATCAGCAGAAACAAGGACGAGGCGGTCACCGATAAGGTCAAGCAGCTGAACGAATATCTGTATCTGTCTGGTAAGAACGAAGTTGACAACAAGGTTGTTGATTGGTTCCATACCACGGGCACCGGCATTCTCTATGTAACACCTACCGATAGTGACGATATCCCTGTAAAGGTGTATGCCCTGGATCCCAGAAGCGCATTTGTGGTGTATGACCTGACACCGGCACACGAACCGCTGTACGCAGTTAATGTTGTCATGGAGAACAACAAGGAAGCAATCCTTGATGTTTACACCAGAGACAAGAAATTCACTGTTAAGGCTGGATTTGTCGGCAGATATATCAGTAATGGTGAACCGCTGGAAGTCACACCAGTGGCCTTGGAGAGAGTTGAGCCAAATCCTCTGGGCTACATTCCAATGGTGGAATACCACTACAATTTCGTCAATATGGGCGCATTTGAGAGCGTAATTCCATTATTAGATGCCATTAACGAGACAATGAGTGACCGCATAGACGGCATAGATCAGTTCATTCAGAGCCTGGCGATCGCAATTAACTGTGATTTTGAGGAAGGTGTTACAGCTAACACCATCCGGCAGGCAGGAATGATTACCATTAAGTCCTTAGGTGACAACAAAGCCGATTTCAAGATCCTGAGTGAGCAGCTGGATCAAGGACAGACCCAGGTATTGGTAGATTACCTCTATCAGCAGGTGCTGACCATCTGTGGCATGCCTAGCACCACCAAGGGTGGCACAAGCACAAGCGATACTGGCGCAGCTGTTCTGTATAGAGATGGCTGGTACCAGGCAGATACCTTTGCCAGGAACACCGAGGATTTATTCAAGGAATCTAATAGAAGATTTGACGAGATCTTCATTAGCATACTTAACCGCAAGAAGGGGTTAGGGCTGAAACTGAGTGATTTTGAGCTTCAGTTTGTAAGAAATGAAACCGCAAACCTGCTGGTTAAGACACAGGGTGCATTGAACCTCAAGCAGTTAGGTTTATCACCAGAAATCACATTAGCTAAGAGTGGAGTAAGTAATGATCCAGTAGCGGATGTGGCAAACAGTAAACGTTATATTGATGCCGCCTGGAACGTACAGCCCACTGAAGTTATTGATGAAAATATCGCAGAAGACAGAGAAGTCGTATAAAACCCAACATGACAGACAGAGAAGTCTCAAAAACCCAAGGAGTTATTTGAATGAAAGTAAAAGTTGATGTAAAGAACATTCCCAATTATGACAAGATGTCAGCCGAGGAAAAACTGAAAGCCTTATTGAGTTATGAAGTTGATGTTCCAGAGCAGGATATGTCAGGGTATGTCACCAAGGAAGTATTTGACAAAAAGGCCAGCGAAGCCGCTTCTCTGTCTAAACAGTTAAAGAGCAAAATGACGGAAGCAGAGTTAGCCGATGCCGAGAGCAAGCAGACACTGGAGAATATGAGGGCTGAATTAGAAAGCCTGAAGAAGGAAAAAACGATCTCCGGCTATAAAGCTGAGTATCTGGGCCTGGGCTATGATGATGAGAACGCACAGTTAAGTGCTGTAGCGCTGGCTGAAGGAAATACTGCTAAGGTGTTTGAAATACAGAAGGCTTTTATCGAGGATCAGAAAAAGAAAGCCAGTGCAGACGCTCTTAACAATCAGCCAGGTTTATCAACAGGCAAGGGATTAACAGGGCAGGATGCACAGAAGGCTCAGGAAGTCCAAATCAATAAATGGTTTGGCATTAAGTAAAGAAGGAGATTTATCATGGCAAACACAATTCAGTTAGTTACCAAATTCCTGCCTGTCATGGATGAAGTCTACAAGAGAGAAAGTGTTACTTCCATCCTTGATACCGCAAATGAAAATGTTCAGTTTATCGGTGCAAACGCAGTTAAAGTATTCAAGTTTGCTTCTAATGGCTTAGGCACTTACAGCAGAGCCAATGGTTTCGTATCTGGTGACCTGCAGGCTACCTGGGAAAACTTAACCCTTGGCCAGGATCGTGGCCGTTCATTCCAGCTGGATGTAATGGACAATGATGAAACACTCGGTATGGCATTAGGTGGATTAACCTCACAGTTCATCCGCACTCAGGTTGCCCCCGAAATTGATGCCTACAGATTTGCCAAGTATTCCGCTGCTTCAAACATCCTGGCTGCTACCCCAGCTAATCTGGCTAATGTCACTGACATCGTAGCCGCTATTGATGCTGCCGATACTGCCATGAGCGATGAAGAAGTTCCGCATGAAGGCAGAATCCTGTTTGTCAGCGAAGCTTGCTATGCTGCTCTGAAGGAAAAGGTTACTCGTTTCATTGAAAATGGTGAAAACAATGTTAATCGTGAAGTTGAAGTATTTGATGGCATGAGAGTTGTTAGAGTTCCTAAGGCTCGTTTCAACACTGCTATCACTCTGTATGATGGTTCAACCTCTGGACAGACCGCTGGTGGTTATATTGTTCCGGCTTCAACCTCATATCCAATTAACTTCATGATCGTTCATCCGTCAGCAGTAGTTCAGGTAGTTAAGCATGTAGTTCCGAGATTATTCTCACCACAGCAGAATATTGATGCTGATGCCTGGAAATATGACTACAGAATTTACCACGATTGCTGGGTATTAGATAACAAAGTCAAGGGCATTTACCTGCACAAGGCTGCCTCTGCCAATAGCTAATAATGGCAGAAATTAAAACCAAAGATGGGCTGTTCATTGGATTAGTAACTGAAGAAAACAGAAAGTTACTGTTCCCAGAAGAAGAACCCAAGCCAGCCAAGAAAAAGGCTGCAAAGAAACCTAAGAAATAGCAAAGAGAGGTATTCAGTATGGCACAGTTAGATAGTCTTAAATTGAGGTTGGGCGATGATTTGCCTGAGTTAAGCGATGACCTGCTTACTGAATACCTCGATGAAGCTGAAGCAGAGATCCTTAATCGCTTATATCCATTTGGCGATGGCACAGAAATGCTACCGCAGAAGTATTTCAAGCTGCAGGTAGAGATAGCAGAGTTCCTGGCGCTCAAGCGAGGTGCTGAGTATGAGGAAAGCCACAATGAGAACGGTATTCACCGAGTCTATGGCAGTAATCATATTCCAGAGCACCTGCTGAGACAGATCACACCTTATGTGAAGGTGGTGGGATGATGAGATGCCTAAACAGAAATAAGCAGCCATTCTATTATGCCAATTATCAGGGGATGGTGAAGATGTATGACACCAGCGGAAATTTCACTGGCGAATATGAATTGTCATACACTGAACCAACATTGGTATATGGAAACATCAGCCCAGCCAGAGGTGCCGTT